TCAGGCGCGCAGGGCCATGCGTTCGGGGTTCTGCGTCTCGGAGGCCGGGTCGCGCAGGACATAGCCCCTGCCCCAGACCGTCTCGATATGGCTTTCGCCGTTCATCGCCGCCGCCAGCTTCTTGCGCAGCTTGCAGACGAAGACGTCGATGATCTTCAGCTCGGGCTCGTCCATGCCGCCGTAAAGATGGTTCAGGAACGTATGGAAAGACCAACGGAATCAATGCCGATGGCTGAAATATCGGGCAGGACAAACCGGGACCGAATCGGGAATCTTGAAACGCCCCACCACAGAGGAATGACGCCATGAGCCACCCCCGCGACCAGAAGGAGAGGACATGAGCGAGGAACTAAAACCGTGCCCGTTCTGCGGGGCAGAGGCATGGTTGAATGATTACGAGGCCAAGTTCGGTGACATGACCGTTCAGAGCCGGTGCCCGCAATGCAAGTTTTGCGGCTGCAATCTCGGGTATTTCCCGACCAAAGCCAAGGCCATCGCCGCTTGGAACCGGCGCTATCAGCCCCCGGAGGACGCGCGATGAGTGACGTGGAGCAAGCTTTCGCGGAACTGGATGATCTGGTGCGGTGCAGATGCCACCCCGCCTACAAGGACAGAGGGCTGCATGACCCCGATTGCAACTGCGATTACGCTGATACTATCTCGACCATCCGCGCCGCCCTATCCGACGAGCGGGCGCATGCTGACGCGCTGGCGGAGGCGTTGGATCGGGCAGCCGGATACGTTGAGGGGCCAATGGCAGATCGCATCGAGCCCATGGTGAGGCAATGTCGCGCCGCCCTCGACCTCCACCGCGCCCGGTGTCAGGGGTGACAGCCCGCCTTGCGCTTATCCAGCAGCACCAGCCCCGTGCGCTTGCTCAGGGGCCCACCGTCGATTAGCAGCGCATCGGCATGGGCGCGCGCCGCCTCGGACGTCCCAGCACAGACCGCGCTATCGCTTTGCGTGGTCGCGCAGGCGGCGGTCAACATCAGCGTCAGAAGCGCTGTCCACGTCATTGCCCGCATGGTCGATCCTTTCCCTTGTCTCACGATAGGCCGCATCCTCTCGCGCCTGTGCGTCCGCCCTGCCCCGCGACCGGCCCCGCAGGAACGCAGCCACGGCGGCGGCGATGGCCCCGAGGATGGTGAGAAGCCACGCGGTCATTTGCCCAACCGCCGCCACACAGCATCAAGCAGGATGGATGATTGCCAATCGGGGATATAGCTCATGTCCGACCCCCCATGCGCTTCGCCACGCGCGAGGCCGCGAAGGTGCCGACGATACCAAGGCCGCTCACCAGCCATTCGGCCAGCCGGTCAATTTCGATGCTGAACACCTGCCCTGTCGGATCGATGGAGCCGACCCCTGCCCCGGCCAGCCAGCCGAAGAACGCGTAGAGCGCGATGCGGATGTAAAGAAACATGGTCACTTCCCCCCGAACATGGACTTGAAAAGCGCCAGAAGCGCGGCGATGATGCCAGATGACGGCGCCGCAGGCTTGGTGGCGTTCGGCGTCGTCACCTTCGACATGGCGATTGCCGTCTCGCGCACGCTTTCCACGCGGCGCGTCCAGCCCTTGCCGTAGGTCGGCCAGAGCAAGGCCCCGGTCTTGGTATTCTTCGCCACCCGCAGGAACGCCAGCCGCGCGCTGATCGCCCGGTCAATCACGGCCTCGGGGTGCGCCTGCTGCGCCGCTGCGATAGTCTGCGGGCCGATCATCCCGTCAGCCGCCACGCCGAGGGCCGATTGCAGCCACTTCGCCCCGCGCGAGACGCCGCTGTTCACCGCCGCGTCAAAGGCAACCAGATCCAGCCCCGCCGGCAGATCGTCGCCGCGCACGGCATCCCAATAGTTCTGCCGGTAGATGGCGGCCACCTCGGCGTCGGAGATGTTCCGCAACTCGGCCTTGGTGATCGGCCGTCGCTTCCAGGCGCGATAGGTGGCAAAGGTGATGCCCTTCATCGTCGCCCCGCCGGCGTCGCGCGGGTCGTCCGCCCAGCCCCCCTCATGCGCGAGGGTTTCCGCTAAGCAGCGGTCGAAATTGCTTCTCATGTCGTCCTCGCGGGTTGCAGCGCCTTCCAGCGGCGATGGATTTTTTCGCAATGGCTCGGCTCGCCGAAGATCATGTCGAGAGCCACCATGGCCGCCGTTCGCCATGCGGAGGGCCGGGCCTCGTGGATGCGGGCGCAGAGCGGCTTGCCCCGTGGGCCGCAGAGCGCGCGGGACAGGATCACGGACGCGCGCCACCAGCTGGTCATGGCGCGCTCCGTTCAAGCTTGGCCTCGATCTTCCGCACGCTGTCGAGGATCAGCAGCAGCCGCTCATCAGCGCGGCCGGCATTGATTTCCAGGGTTCTGACACGCTCGCTGATCTGCGCGATGTTCGCGGAGTTCTCGCTGATCCGTGTCTCATGGGTGGCGATCTTCTGGTCCTGACCACCGAACCAGAACGCAGCGCCGCCGAACGTGACCATGGGGCTTACGAATGCGAGCGCCGCCGCGATCATGGACCCCTTGGTTATCCTATTGTCGAATTGGGCCATCACACCGGCACCCCCTCAAACCAGGTGTCTGCCGCCGCGCCGGAAATCGTCTTGTCACCCGAGCCGCCAAGGACGACGGCGACGCCGAACGCGTTGGAGCCGTTGGTTCGAACCAGGGCCGTGAGGTCCAGCGTCATGTCCTCAGCCCCGACGGACTGCATGGACGTGCGGCGGTAAACCGATCCGTCACGGAGAAGAAGCAGGCTGTTGTTCGCACCCGCGACGCTGCCGGTGAACCGGACGGAAGCGGTCACGCGATACCGGCCCGGCGGCGGAGTCCACATTCCGGTGGCCACATCGAAGGCCGCCCCGCTGTCAAACTCTTCGCTGGGGAAGCTGATGGCCGTCTGCACCAGTGCGCCGCTGATGGTCTGTGGCGTTCCGCCCTTATGCGCCGAAAACGCCGCCCTCGGTGCCAGGTCCGGGTAATAGAGGCCGCTCGGCCCGCGCCGGAAGGTGACGACCTGGTTGACGTTATCCCCGAAGCCCAGGGCCACCGGCCAGGCGACGACCGGGCTTTGCAAGACGTGGATGCCGGAATCCGTCGCGAAGGTCAGCGCCGCCAGATGGAACACGTTCGCCGCGCCGTCCTTGATGGTCAGCGTGACGGCGCTTCCGGTGCCGCCCACATAGTAAAGCACGCCCTCTTGGGGGTTGATGCTCCGGGCCCCGCTGGCCAGCTGCACGGAATAGGAAAACCCGCGCCCAGGATCGCCGTGCATGAACGCTGCCGCGCGGTAAATCGCAGGGATGGCCGCCGCATCGCTGCGCACCGCGAGGTTTTTCACACCGCCGTGCCGAACGGGATGGGACACATTGATGGCGGTGAAAGCCTCGGGCGAAGACCCCGGCGTCGGCAACTCCCAATAGAATTGCTTTCCAAGCGGAACATTGTCGAGGTCGGCGTGGGCGTCGCAATAGATGCGCCATTTCAGGTCCCTGACGCCTGCGGGGGTCAGGTATGTGTGCGGAACCAGGCTGAACCCCTCAACCATATAGGGCGCGGTCAGGGTCTGGACGTAATCGAAGCCGCCGTCGATTGCGTCGCCGTCGAAGACCAGGCAGGTCTTGGCCTTCTCGTCCTTGGTGACGAACCACCATCCGGGCTCGGTCAGCTTCCATTCCGCCGCCGCGTCCAACTGACCGCCGATCACCGCTTGGTTTTCGAACAGATCCTGCCCAACGGCGTTGCTCTGCCCGGCGATGATGATCGCGCGGCGCTGCGGCACAGGTCCAGAGCCGGTCGAACCGCGCGCCGAGGCGAAGGCGCTGAAATAGCGATGCCCCAGCGTCCGATAGCTGGCTGCATTGAAATGCAGGCTGTCGCCTTTATCAGTCAGGCCGGCCGATGACACGACATGGGCGTTGGGCGTGGCCGCGGCGACCGCAGCAATGACGGCGTTGATGTCGGTCGTCCCCGCCGGGACGAACGTCCCCATCTCGCCGAGAAGCAGCGGAACCCCGGACAGGGCGGGAATATCGCCCCGCGCACGCACGAAGAAGTCGGCCAGCTGGCTCTGATAGTTGGAATTGTTACGGTCGTCCTCGCCCTGCTGCCAGATCATGGCCTCCAGGACCACATCCGGGTTGGCCGCGAGGAACGTGTTAACGCGCGAAACGAAGTTGATATACGTGGACCCGCCCGCGATCCAGTTGCCACCGCTGAAACTGGTCGCGCCAGCAGCGGCGGGGATGATGATCAGATCGTCGGCCGGGAATGCCGCCCGGAAATCCTGCGAGAACGTGATATCCAGCCCCATCATTCCCGACTGCCCGTTGATATGGCGCAGCGGGACCGACGGCGGCGCGGCAATCTCGCCGACCGCCTGATAGGTGCCCTTGGGATGCACATCGCCCAGCGGCACATATTCCAGCGCCGAGAACTCCATGGTGTCGGGGCTGACGAGCCGCGAGCGGAAAATGCGCTTCGACTGGATGGTGCTGCCGTAATCGTCCACCACGTCATTGCCGTAGCGGATCGTCGGGAACGCATAGAGGTCGTCGCCATCGACCACCAGTTCGGGAGCCCAGACGAAGCTGGCCGGGACGATCCCTCCGGGGAACGGAACCGTGGCGCTGATGTTCGGCACCGGGCCGAATTTGACCTCGAACCGACGCCAATTCATCAGGTCGCGCGACCGGAATATTACCGCGTCATGCGACCCTTCGGCATAGTTCGTCACCGACATCCAGAACTCGCCACGGAAGAACACCAGCGACGGATCGCGCGACAGGACGTTCCGGTTCGTGTTGCCGACGCGAACGAAGCTGTCGTTCAGACGAGACCAGGTTTTGCCGTCGGGCGAGGTATAGAAATAGATCGTGTTGTCGCCATCGTCGGCAAACCATGCGGCGACATAGGCGTTGATCGGCTCGTCCAGCACTACACCGTCCACGCCGAGGTCGGCCATAGCGGAACGCCAGCCGATGGCGTTGGAGTCGATGATGTATGGCTGGCCCCCGGCCAGGACGGTCATGCCATCCTGCAGGCTCGGCAGGGCGGAAACCAAGGCGGCCCGAGAAGGATAGGTGCGCAAAGCGACGGCGACGGCCGCCACTGCATCGTTAGCAGCCTGAGACGCATCTTGCGCGGCCTGCGATGCCTCCCCGGCAGCCTGAGACGCATCTTGCGCGGCCTGCTGCGCTTGCTCTGCCGCCTCCTGAACGTCATCGTATTCCTCAAGAACCTCGATGACCCGATGAGTCAGGTAGCGGCTATCGTCATTGACGACGATCACCCTGTTAATGGCGCTCATGCGTGGACCTCATAGACAGCGACCGGGAAAACCCAGGTGACGGTTTGTTCGGGAATGGGGGAGGTGATGACGATCTGCCCGGTGGCGTCGATGCGCCGGGGGCTGCGCAAGGTCTGGCCTATGGATTCAGGAACCGTGACGGTGACATAGCCGTCAGCATCCAGCACAAGGGGAGCCTGCCAGATGACCGATCCGCAGCGCAGGATCATGATTTCGCCGGAATATCCGACGCCCTCAAGGGTCTGCGTGAAGTCAACCGGGGTTTGAGCCTCAAGGTAGCGCCACGACTGCACGGTGTCGCGGTCGGGCCAGATGTTCAGCGGGGGGATTTGGACCGGGGCGCGCATCAGCGAAGCTCCGACCAGGATTCGATATGGGCGGCGTTGCGGCATCGATACCGATGGCCCGGCGGCACGTCGAAACATTGAAACTGCAAGCTGGTCGAGGTAGGCTGTCCGACGCGGACCCAGCCCGTCGATCCATTAACCGAAACCTCGGTAATGCCATCATACGAACAGATTGACACCTGGATCGTGGTGCCGGTGGTGTTCTGGTAAATGGTGCCGATGGACCGCTGGGAGGTGACGCTTCGCCAAGTCCTGCCGTCTGCGTTCAAGGCGGCCGCCAGCGCAGCGGGTGAAATCGCTGCCGGCGTTGTGGACGTGCCGGTGATCCATACCGAGTTTTCCACAGTGTCGGCGCTGGACAGGATGAACGCCCACGCGCCCCAGGTGGTCGATAGCGCCCGAATGTGCTGCTTTCGCGCACCGTTTGGCGTGAGGATCATGATTGCCGATGTCGAGTTGGCCCGCCAGACCCTCACCGTCCCGCCGTTGCTGGCCGTCACACCGCTGGGGAAGGTTCCGGCCGTTTCCCCGCTGAAACGATAGATGCCAGAGGCGATATTGACCGCGTCGATATCGGAAAGCAGCGGCGCATTCCCGGTCACGCCAAGACCGTAGTCAAGAAGCGGCTGGATCATGTTTTCCTGAACGCGCTCGATAGCATCCTGGACATTGGTTTCTGGAATGTTCTCGGTCGGGGAAAACTGGATCGCCGAAGCGCCGGTCAATCCGGTGCTGACCACCCGGACCGGGTCCATGGGGTATCCCGCCAGCATGACGCCCTCGGCGGTCGTGACCTCCACTTTCACGTCGCCGTCGCCTGTGTCGTAGACGGGCGGGAATACCCCTGCCCCGTCAGCGGCCAGGGGCGAGGGATGCGGCAACGTGCATTCCGGGTCGCTGTAGACGATCCGAGGGCGCGAGGTGCCGCTGTCATAGAACAGGGCCAGCGCGCCGGGGAGGGCGAAGCTGTTCAGGTCAACGGCACGGTTGGGGTTGAAGCTGATGAGAGTAGCCATGGGCGCTCCATGCAAAAAGCCCGCTCGAAAGCGGGCCGGATCGTGGTAACGGTGGTGTGAGATTCGCTAGGAGGTTGATATGCGAGCGATTGTTCTGGCTCTGGTGATGGCGGTCGCAGGATGCGCGTCCAGCATCATGCAATCCTATGTCGGCAAGGACATTACAGAGGCAGCGATGGACTACGGGCCGCCGGCCGGCGTGATGGATCTTCCTGACGGTCGCCGCGCGTTCATGTGGCGGATGACGCAGGGCACCGTCATGCCGCAGACGACGAACTACAGCGCCGTTCAGTCCGGGAATTGGGTGACCGGGACCGCGACGACCTACGGCGGCGGTGTGTCAACTTGGCAATGCACCTACACCCTGATCGGGCAGAGGAACCCGAAGGGCAGCTACACTGTGGTGGATTTCCGCAAGCCTAGCCTGTCTTGCGAGTGATTGCGGCATCCCCCGGCCCGGTGTAGGATCGGGGGATGCTAGTCTATGCGTTTTCTGGCGCTATCGCCGCCAACATGATCACCGCCATGTTTTTCTATGGCCTATGGCGGCTTCGGAAAAAAGAGAGTGACGGCCCGGCGATCATCCTGATCCTGTTCTGCTGCTTTATGGTTGGCGCAGCCGGTTTCGCACTTCGGGAACTATCGCAGGAACAGAACCCAGCCCAAACGCATTCAGCGCGTTAGTGACGCCTCGCCCTGCCCCCGGCAGGATCGGAAAGGCCGTGCGCGCCGCTTCCAATGCGTTCAGCGTTGCCAGTGCGTTCGGTCGGGTCAGAACGTCCGCAAGCTCGTTGCGCACACCGCTCTTGGCGCGCTGGATTTGCGCAGGGGTTGACCCGGTAACGCGTTGCCAGATGCCCTTGGCGGTGTTCACCGGCTCGCCGCGCGCGATTGCTCCTGGCTCTAGGCTGTCGTCCAGCATCTGCCCGAACTGCTGACGCCCGAAGGTGCGGCTGTTCGTCGCCACGCGGGCTCGCAGCCCGAGCGCCTGCGCCGTATCGTCCAAAGCCTGCCTGACTGCCGGCCACTCATCGCCCAACAGCATTTCCAGCTTGGCTCGCGCGGAAGGCGACGACATGTCCGTCATGGCTTTGTAAGCCTGCCGTGCGTCAATGTTCGGGTCGGTGGCAATGGCCCGGACATTGGCAATAGTATCGTCAATCTGCTGGCGCACACCTTGCTTGACGGCCGCGCGCTCGGCTCCTGTGGCACCCTTGAGAAAGTCCGCGACTTCCTCGCGCGTCGTGCCGGGCCGCATCATCTGCGCGCCAAACTTGACGCCCTGCACCTGCCCAATCGCGTCCGCTGCCGTGTCCAGCGCCGTCCGGTATTCGGGAACGGCATCTGCAACCGTGTCGCGGATCGTGCGCGCGAGACCCTGATAGGCTCGGCCCATGGGAGTTTGCCCACCGAGCGCGCCTTGCCCTTCGCCCGAGGCCGCAGCCTGATCCAGCGCGCGCTTGATGTAGTCCCATTGGCGAACATCGGGCATCTGGCGGAACGTGACCGATCCGTCATCGGCAATGCTGGCGAGGATCTGGCGCGAAGAATCGCCGTCCAGTTGCATCAGTCGGTTGGCGTCCTGAATGGCTTTGCCCGGCACGCGCCGCAACAGCCCCTCAAGCCGCATCCCTGCCTCACCCGCATAGTCGATGGGCTTGGAATAGGCGGCGTCGTAGGCTGCGCTGCGGGCGCCCGCGGTGCCCTGCCGGATAGCCCCCTGCGCGGCGTTGATACCCTGCGGAGCGCCCATCGTGCGATCCAGTTCCCCGACAAGCCGCTGACCTGCCGCCGTTGCCCGGTCATCAATCCGACCCAGCGCCGTGCGTGCGCCCTCGCCGGGCGACTGAATGACCGCATCCAGCGCGCCTTGCGTGGACGGGCCGGCGTCGGCAAGCATCGCATCGGGGCGTCTCAGAGCATTCCGCATCCGGGCGGCGTCGTCCATTTCCAGCGTGTCGGACAGCAGGCGGCCAGCGCGGCGGCTGATACCGAGGTCGTCGGCAACCTGTCCGATACCGCGATATTCCGCCAGAGCGTTGCGGCCCGTGCGATAGAGCGCGCCAGCGCCTTGGGCGATTGCCGGAATGGCCCCACCAATGGCGCCCCCAAAGAGCATCCCGCCCAAGGCGTTGTTGAGACGGTTGACCGCGCCGCCCTCGCCCTCCATGAAGCCCTGCGCGCCCCCCAGAACCGCTCCGGTTCCAGCCCCTGCGCCGATCTGCGCAACAGGCGAGCCGCCAGCGGGGAAATACCGCATGGCAAGTTGAGCGGCTGGCGACGTGACGGCCCCGGCTACCCCGGCGGCGGTGGTGGCGATGGGATATTCCGCCGCCTGCGCTTCCGAACGCTGCCGCGATGCCTGCCGCGCTTCGCTGAACGACTGATCCGTCATCGCCGCATCAGCAACGCCCTCAATCTCATCCAGAGACCCGAGGGTGAACATGTTCGTAAACGCGCGGTTGAAAGCGTTGAGCGGCTCGCCAATAGTGCGCAATCCACCTGCAACCATGGCGTCGGCTTCCGGCGAAATCCCCAGCGCATTATAATCGCCCCTGACGACCTTTTCCGGCTCTTGACCATCGCGCAGGATGAACTCTCGCGCATTGCCGGAAATCCCCGTTGCCATGCGGTCGAATGCCAGTTGCCCGCCGATAGCCGACACGGGCAGTCCGGCTGCTTTGCGCTCGGACCGGGACATGCGCTGCCAATCCTCGAACGTCACGCGCCGATCCGGCTCAGGCAGGGCTTGGGACCCGCCCGCTTGGGGATACATCATCGATCCCATGCGGGGCTGCGCATCGCGGCCGCCATAGCTGTATTCGACGGGGTCGATGCGCCGCTGCTGGTCTTCCGGGGGCGGCATGATGACACCGCCGACGATCTGGGGCTGATCGGGGGATTGCCGTGATGCAACTTCTTCCTCATCCACCGCCGGCGCGCTCATCCACTTGGGTTGTGCATCCTCAACGATAGGGGCGTCTTGCCATCCCATCAGGGCTTCCTCCGCATCACGCCATTGGGGTCGCGAAACGTCGCGCCTGATGGAAGCGCATCATAATCCGCATCGCTTGAAATCGTCGGAACGCCGCCATCTTGCCCGCCGCCCTTGGCTTGGTCGCGCGACTGTTCAAAGATCGCATCCCCGACCTTAGGGCCGTGGATGATGCGCAGCAACGTCCGCTCGTAATTGTCCAACTGCTTGCCGAACCGTTCCGGGCCGGACTTGGGATCGAGAGCGCCAGCGGCGGCGGCCAGCATTGCGCCCTCCTTCTCGGTCACACTGCCCAGAGCGCCGCCGGTAGGAGATGCTGCCCGCATCGCGCCCAAAGTCTCGATAGTAGCAATGGACTTCATGACGCTGATCTGCCGGTTCACTTCGGCAGCATCGGATTCGGGCAGATATGCCAGCCCCGCCCCCAAGGTGCCGGTTGACGTGCGACCAATCAGGTTTCGCGCTTCGTTGGCTGCGGTCATCACCGTATCGGTGGAAACAGCTTTCGCACCGCCACCTTGCGCAGCCTTGCTGGCGGCCTGCTGCGCCTCAAGGGCGGCTGGCGATCCGGGGATGGCCGATGCGGTCGGAAGCCCGGTTTGCGGATCGATGACAGGTTGCCCGGTGTTGGGGTCCATCACATAGCCGTAGTCGGTGCTGAGCTTACCAAGGCCGGGCGCCCCACCGCCCATGTCCACCTTGACGGTCGCGCCTTCGCCGCGCAGAGGGGTCCCCTCGGGCAGTAGGCCGCGTTGAATATCAGCATAGACCTTTCCGGGATTGGAAAGCGGCGCCGGGTTCTGGCCCTTGAGGATAGCGGCCATGTCCATGTAGCGGTTTGCTAGCGCCTGCCGGTTCTCGAACTGACCGACCAGATCGGGGGCGCCGACCGATTGCACCAGCGCATCCCATTCTTGCGGCGACCGTGCGGCAAGGCCGACCTTCACGGCGTCCTCGATCTGCTTGGCCTGCGCCTCGCGCTCCGCTGCGGAAAGCTGCGCGGCGTGCTGCTGGATCTTCATCTGCCATTCCTGATCGCCGCGGGCGTCCAGCTTGGCGGCACGCTGATCCTGCCGGGCATCGCGACCACGCTGATACTGCCGCTCGTCCTCACGCCATGCGCGATCCTGCTGGCGGCCCATCATGTCGAAGGCGGCGGTCGGGTCCAGCCGTGCATACTGCGCCAGCGCGTTCTGGTCGCCCTGCATCAGCGCCTCGGCATTGTCGCCAAGGAACCCGCGCAGTGCGTTCTGTTGCCGCTGCTGGTTGACCTGCTGCGCAAGGGCGTTGCCTTGTTGCATGGCCCCGAGGATATCGGCCTGCTGGCCGGAAAGGATGATCGAGGGATTCAGGGCCATCAGCGGAACCTCGTGGAAAGCGGAGAGATGGAGAATTGCGGGGCCGCAAGGGCATTGTTCACGGGCGCCTGAAAAGCCGAGGCGTCAAGGAACGTGCCGATCTGCGGAAGGGCCGGCGCATAGCGTTCGGGTTTCGGCGGCTGGCCGAACGCATTGAGCGCATTGCCCTGCGCGTCCCTGCCCTCGCTGGCGGGGATGTAAAGCTGACCGGCATTCTCCGGGTTGAAGGTGACACCAGCGAGATAGTTGCGCTCCCTGCGCGCCCTGTGGCTTTCGGCCGGTCGCAGGAAGTCGTTGACGATGGCCGCCGCCGCTTCCTCGGGGGTCTGAGCGGCGCTGATCCGGCTCCACGCACGGCTTTCCGGCCCCTGCAACTCGGTCAGCAGGTAATCCATCTGCACGTCTGGGTCGGACACGCTGGCCCCGCGATCCGCAGCGAACGCCTCAAGCGCCCGGCGGCGCGGTCCGGTCCACTGCATCAGGCCATAACCGCCGCGCGAGCCAGGAACGATAGGGGCGGCTTCGTTGATACCGGGGTTCAGTCCGCTTTCGTCCCGCGCATTCACCACGAAGGCTTGGGCGATATGCGATGGCACGCCGCGCTCTACCAAGCCGGCATAGAAAACCTCGGGGGAAAGCGCGTTCATCACGTCCACCCGGCCGGTTTCAGCCCGTTGTTCAGGTTGTTCTGGTAGTTCCACAGCCCGATGCCGGTTTGCAGACCGCCTTGCAGGGCATTGCCGATACCGATCGCACCGGCAGACTGAGCATTGCCCTTTTGGGCCAGCGAGTTGCTGCCCATCTGCGCAAGAGCATTGTTGGCCCCGGCCTGCCCGGATGCAGCACTGGCGCCCATGTCCGTCAGCCCGGCGAGGCGGTTCAGATAGTTGCCGTATTCCTCGCTCGCGATGTTCTGGTTGTAATCGGCCAGCGCCTTGAGCGTGGCACCGCTGTTCAGGCCACCGCGGGCACCGGCAAGCGCGTTGATGCTTTCATTGCCGGATTGCAGGCGAAACTCATAGCCGGGCGTTGCCGTAAAGCCTCCATAGGCGCTGCCCCCGGTCGGATTGGCGCGCGCCCATGCCTGTGCATCTTCCAGCGTGTTGAAGGTCTGCCCCCCGACACGGTATTGCGTCCCCCCACTCGTTCCGCCGCCATATGTTTCGCCGCCATAGCCGCGATATAAGGCATTGAGCAATCCAAGTTCGCCGGTATCGCCGCCATATACGGCCTTGAGCAATCCAAGAATGCTGCCACCCCCGTCAGCGGGCGTCGTGACGGTTTCGATCTGCGGCGCGGTCCCGCCCACGGTCGGCGCGGCCCCCAGCCCCATCTCATACATCAACGCTTGCAGGGCCGTGGAGCCAGCATCGCGATATCCGCCCAGATCCTCGCGAGTTTGGTCATACATCTCGCGTTGGAGTTGCATCTGTTGTTCGGCAGCGCGGCTTTGCGCCTTCGCGGCTTTGGACGCGGAAGATGCGCCGATCAAGGCAGAGCCTACACCGGCAATCGCAGCGACGGGCATGTCACAATCTCCATGCTTGGACAACGACGCTCTCTGGCGTCGGTAGCGTTCCGATAACCTCGAACCCGAGGCGCTTGTTCATCGCCAGCACGGCGCGGTTTTTGGCGAGCGATTGCGCGACGATCAGGTCAGGCGCGTAGTAGTGCCAGACGGCTTCCAAAATGGCGCGGGCGTGCGGGACGGTGCTGCCCCAGCCTTCTGGCTTCACGCCGCAATGCACGTCCAGAACGCGAGGCCACGAAAAATCCCGGAACACGCCGCAGACCGGCCCATCGGCCCAATACGCCACGCCATCTTCCGGCAGATCGTCGGGGTTGAAGCCTTTCCGCTGCGACGGATGCACGAAGAATTCGCGCGCCTCGTCCACGGTGATTTGCCGGGTCACGGTTCCAGCGCCGCCACGCGCTCAGCCAGCTTGTTCACCTCGCGAACAAGCTGCTGAATGATCATCACCAGTTCCGCGCTCGGCATGTCGCCTTTCTGCGTCACGGGCTGGCCGATCAGGAGGGGTTTGACCGTCATGTCACGATCCTCGCTTGCGTGGACAGGCAAATGTCGCGCGGCTCGGTCCAGCGCAGCTTGGCATTGATCGCCCGCGCCTGCCCCAGATTGCGCCACAGAACCCGGCGGCCATACTCACCCTGCCCGCCGATGGGTTTCGGCTTCGGCGGGGTCCACGTTGACCCGCCGTCGCGCGAGATGTGCAGGTTCATCGTGCCGGCCGAGAAGCCTTGACGCGGAAACACCTCGAATTCCCGCAGGATCGTCCGCTGGCCGTCCATGCGCAGCGTCCGGGACGTGATTTCACGCACCAGCGGGGTTGAGCCATCGGCATTGGTGCGGCGCAGGATCGAGATTTCACCGTTGTTCCGGCCTACCGCCCATTCCTTGCCGATCTTGCAGGATGCGGCGACGTTCCAAGGCCCGAGATTCACGCCCTCGGCACGCTCGTGCCATTCGTTCATGGAAAGATCGTAGACCCATGCGGGCGAGTCCTTGAAGATGATGGCGCAGAAGGTATGCCCCTCATCCGAATAGGTCAGGCACGCTTGCGGCCGGTCGATCTTGATCGCTGTCTCAACCGGCGGGATCGAAACCGGCTGGAAACCGCCCGACGACACCAAATGCGCCCGGTTGTCCGATCCGACGATGAACGCGCCGCCCTCGAACTGGCAAAGCATGTCGCGGGACAGCAGGCCTATATCCCAGACGCCGCCGGCAACACGGGCCATGGCATCGGCTCCGGCCTCGCCCGTGTTATACCAAAGCTCGGTGCTTTCCTGCTTGAACAGGTAAAGCCGGCCATCCATCGCTAGCCCGCGTAGCAGGTTGTCGTCCTTGCCGTCCGCAGTGGAGAAATTCAGCCCCGGCAGGTCGGTAGGATCAGCCAGCGCCGACCACTGGAACCGCCGCCCCCCTGCCTCGGTGATGACCGTGTAGTTGCCGAAGAACTCCACCGAGCCGATATCGGAGAAGGCCCCGGCTGCCGGCTCGGTGATCGTGTCGGCGTCCGGGTCGTAGACGAAATACCGCGTCCCGGCCTGCACACAGACATAGCCGTTATTGCCGCAGAGGGTGGCGCGTCCGGTATCGACCGCACCCAGATCGTTGGCAGACCCGTGCAGATTGATGCGCCACAGGTGGCCGCCGCAAACGGCATAGGTCACGCCATCGACGCGCCCCATGGCGCGCACGAAAACGCCATCAAGCTGCGTGTGGCGATCCATGCCCAGCACGGATTTCAGCACGCGCTCGCCCTCAGTGGTTCGCTCGGCGTAAACATTGACCAAGCGCGCAGGGTTGGCCGATACGTTATCGAGATCACGGCCAGACTGGCCGACCAGTTCGACAAGCATGCCGCCTCCTGTCAGGGGGTGAGGATGGTGCCGTCGAGGTAATACCAGTCACCCCAAGCGCCGCCCGTGTTGTTGTTGTGGCGCATGATCAGGCGGGGGGCGGAGTTGAACTGGATGCGCCAGCCGACTTGGATGCAGGTGTTGCCCACCTGGCGCTTGGCTTCAATGACATAGCCATCCCCGCCGGGACCAGATGCAATCCGAACTGCTCTCCATCTGCCTACAATCGCGTCCAGGTCAGTCACCGCCTCTGGGTTGACGTCGCCCGTGTTGCCGCCGAAGCCAACCGCCATGGCGCGCGGATATGTCACCTGCGCCGAGCCTGTCGTCTGCCCCTGCGTGACCGCATCCCCGCGCAGGGAGGTTGCAGTTACCTCGCCCAGCCGCGTCGGCGTCAGGATCGGCGCACCAGTCGTCGGGCGCGGCGGAGAGGCGATGCTCACCACCATGTCGGGCGTCCCGTTGGGACCGAAGCGATGCGCAGCCTGGGACGCGCGCGGGAACGTCCCGCTCGGATGCACCATGCCCCAGCGAATCTGCACCTCGGTGGAACCGGGCGGCGGGTCCACATAGGTCATGGCCGAGCGCGACCCGTCGCCATAGGGCGTGAGCTTGCCATAGAAATCGGCCCGCACCCTGTTGCCCGCGACCGTCACCGCGCCATAGCGCGGGCTGTTGCCGCATTGCTCAAGCCAGCCCGAGAAGCTGAAACCGTCAGCCGTGCCCAGGAACAGGCAGGTCGCGGTGCCGCCGTAGTTGTTGTCGCCGTTGCCGGTGCCGTGGAATTTCGCATTGGTGATTTCGATGGCGGAGCAGTTGCCGAACAGCGCCGGGATCACCGCCACGTTGGCATAGCCGGTGCCCTCGCAGCGGAGGTTGGTAAAGCCCACGTTGTCGGTGCGAGACACGCCGGGCGCATGGACCAGCCGATCAACATGCAGCTGCGGCGCGAGGGCCAGCAACGCGTTGGTCACATCGGACGCCGGGGCGTCGGCCACCGTGATGGTATCGCCAGAGTGGGCGATGACGGTGGTGGTCAGCGTCCCCAGATTGGTCATCGCCGCGCCGGGGAAGCGGGCGAAACCCAGCGTCACGAAGCGGCCGACCAGAGACTGCCCAACCGGCGCGGACAGCGTCCATGTCGTCCCGGATGTGGATGCGCGCAGGGCTTCGAAAGAGCCTGTCTGGCCCGTGACGTTGACGCTCGGGGCCTCTGCCAGCGTGATCTGCGTCGGGCTGTCCACGCTGGCGATTTCCGCCCAGAAATTCAGGCGCAGATCGCGGTCAACCTGCCCCGATTGCGACAGGCAGAAGAGCTTGCCAACATGCTGCGCATCGAAAACCGCCTGGGTGGCGGTCACGACCGCGCCGACATTCGAAAACCGGACAGCCGCCGGCATATGCCCAAGCGTGCCGCCGAACTCTGTCGGCTGCCAGCCAGTATTGAACAGGTTAACATCGTCAAAATCGCTGTTGACGACATTCTCCATCATCAGGCTGATGTTGCGCAGGCCGCGCACATGCAGACCGGCGATGCGCAGGTGCTGCATGTTGTAGAGCTTGACCGCGACCGGCTCGGTCCATGACCCAGACCCGACGATGGACCAGCCGCCCTCTATCGAGGATAGATAGGCATTCCCGCCGGATTGCTCCCAGCGGAAAAACACCTCGGGGACGGGATAGGTGATATTGTGGTGCGCCCAATACCCACTGGTTCTAATTGACGCAACGGCCAGCCAATTCTTGATCCGAAACTCGGTGCTGTCGAACCGGAACGAGAAGCGGTTTGCCCCATAGGTCGAGCCGTCCATGTCCCAAAGCGCCTGGCAGGCCGTCTCGCTGAACGCCTCTTTGCACACCGCGAGCCGCAGGCAGGGATAGATCGCGATGGACTGCCGACCGCCGGATTGCGCCGACCAGAACAGCATATCGTCATGCATCTGCCTGATGGCGTCGGTAACCCGGACCTCGTTTTGCCCGGCGATATCGCCCTCTAGCGCGGCCATCATGTCGTCGGGGTGCAGGTAATCCGTGAGATACCACCGTGCAAAATCCCGCCGCGCCTGCACTGCCTGCGCCTCCGTCGCCTTGGCGTCGGCGGCGGTGGCGGTGAGCTGAGCGGTTTCGGCGTCGATGACAGCGCCATCAGCCGTGGCCTTCGCCTCCGTCGCGATGACAACCGCGCTTTCGTCGGACGCGGGAACCCAGACCGCAGCGCCCGTGGTGGCATCCTTGCAAACCCATTCCACGCCGCCCGCTAGGATGCGCGATCCCGGCTCCCAACCGAACCTCTCGTCATAGTCCGGCGTCGGATCTTCCTGCGCGGCATAGTCGTTCTTCCGCAGGCCGGTATCGTTCAGCAGGCCGCGAACGGTAACGAGAGGCGTGCCATTGGCAAAAGTCGGCATTACCAAGTGCCTCCATCATTCCATACGTCGCTGGTGCTGTTCCCGACGATCACGACCCGCGCCCCGGCCCCATAATCGGCGCAGGGGTCCACGTCGCAGCAGTCGCGCGGCTCAGCTTTTCGGATGACCGCCAGGAGCCGCAGTTTGGCGCGGGGACGCGTCATCGGGGCGGGTGTGGCATATTCACCGGCCATTTCCGCCGCCAGCAGGTTCGCCAGCGGCACGAACGCCTCCTGCGGGACGCCGGTAGCAATGTCCCAAGTCGCCTGCGCTTCGTCCCGAACCTCGGCCCAGACGCTGTCCAGCACCATGAGCGCGCCCTGCGCCTGATCTGCGGTTGCCGGCTCATCGCTTGCCACGACGCCAAGCAGCCGCAGCGCGCGCAGGGCAACCTCGTCCCTCGTGCGTTCCATTATTCACCTCATGGCGCTTGGGATGGAGGCCCCGCAGGGCCTCGCACCAAAGCGTCAGCCGTCCAGGGCGGCGGCCACGTAGCCCGTGACCAGCCCATGATCCTTGAAGGCGCCACCGGAGCCGGTTTCGAAGCGCAGCTTGTCGATGCCGCGCACCTCCTTGGTGCCGACACCCTTGCGCTTGCCGTAATCCCAATCGTCGCGAATGGTTTTCGGCTCCATGCCCCACGCCAGACCAAGGGCCTGCGCGCCGCACAGATAGACGGGCTCGATCCGCACCGGGGCGCCCGCAGTGTTGTTGAAGCCCCCGATTTCCGGGATTTCGCGGACGATCACGCCGTCATAGATCAGATCGCCGTCCTGGAAGATGGGGTTGCTCTCCACGTCGCGCGGGCGCGCTTCGCGGTTGGCCTGCTGCATGACCGTATCGTTTTTCAGATCGCGGAATGCCATGGAGCCGGTGAACACCATGAAGTATTCGCGGCCAGCCGAGTTGTTGACCCGCGTCGGGCGAATGTGCGGGTCCGCCGTCTTGGCGATCCGCTTCATCAGCGACAGGATGGACGCCGAAAGCGTCATGCCAGCGGTGATGTTGTTCAGCGCGGTCGAATGCGTGGCGTCGTAGTTCGCCACGGCATTGCCGAACAGCACCCGATCCTCGTTCGCCGCAGTCCACGTGTTTTTCTGTGCCGCGCTGGCGGTGCCATAGGCCACGCCGTTGATCGACCCCAATGCCGTGATCGTGTCGGCGCGCAACTTGTCGGCGGCCCAGGCGGTCAGCGCGTCCTTGGCGGCCTTCATCAGGTCGATTTCGGTCCACTTCTCGTCCACCTCATCGATCACGACCGCATGGCGGAGGAAATCGACGGTGATCTGGTGGTTGAAGTTGCCGAGCGCTTCCTCGTTGCCGGTCAGGACGTTCTTGCCGGTGACACCCGAGCCTTTAAGGCGGGTGATCAGCGGGATGTTGATGGTCTTGCCAACATCGGTCAGCTCACGCTTGACCTGGATGATGGAGTTGGTGCCCGTGCCCATGTAGGGCAGGAAGCCGGATGTGCGCACGTATTCCTGGTAATACTGGCGCAGCCACTTTTGGACGTAAAGGTCCGTATTGAGGACGGTATCAGCCATCGCTCTTTCCTCTTATGGGAGGCTCAGCTTTCCCCGAACAGGGCGTCAAAGCCGGAGCCGACAGGGTTGGAATCCCCGCCCGCCGCTGGCGCAGAGGCCATGGAGCGAGGGGGCGCTTTCGGTTTCGTGGGGGAGAGTTCGGCCATGAGTTCGGCCTTGAGTTCCTCGCGCAGCTTCTCGCGATAGCTGTTCGGATCAGGGCCGATTTCCCGCAACGCCTTTGCCGCGTTGTAGTATTCGACCGCAGCGCCGAACGGATCGGCCGCGCGCATGAACTGATGGCTCATCGGCGCATGTTGTGGATCTTCGAAGAAGTCCACGACCTCCTGAACAAACGCCTCGCCATACTGGCGCTCGGCATATTGCCGGGACAGGTGCATCTTGTGAGCCACGGCCGCAGCAACAATCTGCTGCTGTTCCGCCTGAGCGCGCTCGCCGGGATCTTCGATAGCCTCGATATGCGCGCGCCGCTGCGCCGCCTCCATCTCGGCAATCCGACGCTCAGCCGCCTGACGCTTGGTTCGCTCATCCCTCAACGCCTCATACGGGACATGGCGCTGTTCTTCCTCGGTTTTGGCTGCCGGCGGCTCAGCCTCGTTTTCGCCCGTGGACTCGACCGGCTTTTCAGCCGTTTCGCCTTCCGGTTGCGCGCTCTCCGGTTCAGGGGCTTCCTGTCCCGATGTTTCCGCAACTTCCGGTTGCTCATTGTCCGTTTCGCCAAAGATGTTCAGCACGTCATCCGACATGTTGCGTTCCTCATTGTCGCTGATGGTCACGAAACCGCCCGTTCCCCGGCGGCGGGTATTCGCCCGGTTAGGCCCCGGCGGCGGGCATCGGCAGGCCGAGCGCAGCGGCTATCGCCGTGCTGGTCTGGGCCTGCTGGATCTCGAATGCGGTCTTTTGCGCATCGGTCACGTTCTTGACGGCCTGAGCGCCACGCAACTGCGCCTGCGACTGCGTGTCCATGTCCTGACGCGCCTGTTCCGCCTGCTGGGCGGCCTGCTGAGCCTGTGCGGCTTGCGCGTTGGCCTCTTTCATCTTCTCGATCAGCTTGGCCTTGTCGCGCAGGCTGGACGCCTCAAGCAGCACATCGGGCGGGATCGGCACGCCGGAACCGGCCATCTTGGCAAGCTGGTCGAATTGCTCCTGTTGCAGCGTCACCATGTCGGGCGCGGTGTCGATGATGATATCGACGTCCATTTCCGCGATGCTGTTCGCGATTTGCGGCACGATCTGCCCGGTCTGCGGGTCAACGTCCCAGCCCTGAAACTGGTTGATGCCGACAAATTGCGGGGCCTCGGTTTCCTCTGTGACGCGGATCCAGCGTTCCTCGGTCCAGAACTGCTTCATCCGCGCCCACATCGCGCGGTAGCAGCGGATCGTCCAATCGCGGAGGCTGTCATAGATCGGTGCAAGCTCGGCCATCCCGGCATTCTGCTGGGCCATGATCGCCCTGCCCGACTGCTGGCCGGTCAACTGCCCCAAGAGCGAGGCATTCGGTCCCAGCTTGTCGATTTCTTCCTTGCTCTCGGTCAGCAGAGAGAATTGCGCAGCAATGTCGCCATCGCGGTTCACGACCTCGAACGGCCTCATCCCGCCTTCGCGAGCACCCTCCATAACATCGGGATCGACCTCAACCACCCCGTCAGGCTTGGCAAGCTGGCGCTGGACCTCGCGGGCATCGACCGCGCCCTTGGCAATGACAACCTGCCGGTTGAACAGGTCTTGCAGGATGCGCGAGCGGCGGGCGTTGATTTCGTCCTGCATCGAGATGAGCGAACGAACCACGCCGAAGCGGCAGTTCTTCCTGTCCACATAGCCGGTCATCAGGATGATCGGGCAAGCGGTCTTGCCGTCCTCGTCCAGATACGGCGATTCCTGATGGATGATCGTGCCGCCGCCCGTGAAAACGCAGAGATACCAGACGCCGCGCTGACGGTAATACATCTGAGCCACGCGAACGCGCTTCTGCTTTACGTCCGCCCAGGTAAACGCCTGATCCTCGGGCCGGTCGTCGTAGCTGTTGCCAACGCCCTCCATGGTGGCTTGCAGCAGATCCTCAAGGCTCTCTGCCTCGTTGCCGTCCTGCGGCTGATAATCACCCTCATAAAGCTCAAGCGCCTGATCCAGCGTCATCCAGCGCATCACGCCGAGAAACGTGGCGTCCGAGAAGTCCTTTTCCCGGCTGTAGGGGTCGAAAAAGATATCCTCCCAGCGAAGCCGGTTGATTGCCACTTCCAGCAGGCCGCGCCGTTCTTCCACGACGACCTCAACGCCGCCGTATCCCTCAACCAGCAGGTTCTCGAATGCCTCCGACCGCTTGGCGTCAAAGCGCGTGATATCGTCCACGAACACCAGCGCCTTGGTGGCGATATCAGCCGCCTGTTCATCGCCGGGCGCGCGCGGAAACGCCCGCGGATCGGTGCGGCCGTTCTGCTCGATCCCGATCATCGCATCGATCTTGCGCTGGATACGGTTGTTGACGATCAGCGGGGTCCGGCGCTTGGCGTATTCGGCTTTCTGGGCTGCCGTAAGCTGGTGTCCGCTGTAATAGTCCCGGTCGCGCTCGGACAGATTGCGGTCAGGCTCGGTCAGGTCCGATGCCCGCTGCACCATGGTTTTCAGGGCGGCAAGTTCAAGCATCAAAGCACCTTCCATGCATCTTCGTCATGCTCGACCTCGCGGCGGCGATAGTCTGGCGGCTCGGCCGGCGGCTTGACCGTTGCCTGTTCCCGCCTCGGCCGGCGCACAGGCATTTCCTTGACGGCGAGGTAGCCAATCGCATCGCACGGATGGTCAAAGCCGCCCTCCTTGTCCGGTTCGCCGGTTTTCGGGTTGTAAGCCTGCTGCTCCAACGCCGCCGCCAGCGTCGGGCATGCTCGGCTATTGACGTGCAGCCTTGCGCTTTCAAACGCGTGGTTCACGCTGACGATACGATCCCGAACCGCCGGGTTGCTCGGGTTCACCACAACCTTGAATCCGGCCTCTTTCAGCAGGATCAGATCGGATCGCGATGCATCCACAGTCTTGCGGCTCTTGCCCGAGGCATCGGGGTAGATGCGGATGGGATGGACAGCGAACCGCTCACGCAACACCCGGATCAATTCCGGCGTGTCCAGCACTCCGGCAAGCTCCTGCGCCACGTGGAAGCCATCGACGCGCCGAACGGCAATCGCGCTGAACATCTGGCCCACGTTGAAATCCTGGCCGATGTAAAGCTGTTCGCCATCGCGGATCGTCTCGCCCGTTTCGCAGCGCATCCGGTCATAGCTGCTATAAACCGTGCCGCTGGTCAGGTTGACGAATTGCCCCTCGATATAGGCCTCGATCAATTGCGCCGGATAGCTGGCGCGCAGGCCGTCAATGTAGTCGGACGGCAAGAACGGGTTGGAATAGGTCGGCGCCCGGTAGATCCGGTAATCAGGCGTTGCGTTGACGACCCATCGGTCATGCGTAAAGCGGAAGCCCTCGGGTGTGGTGTAGGCTGCCGCCCTGTTCAGCGCGTCTGGACGGTCTTTCAGCACCTGCCGGTTGCGGGCAATGATCTGGTTCCACGCAGTGCGTGCATGCTCGGTCTTGAGCGTGTCCAACTCGTCAGCATGCGCCCGGAACGTCTCGTAGCCCACGATCCGCTCTGGCGTGTCCATCGTGCGAAAAATGAAGTCACCGAATCCGGGGTGGCTGGTGTAGATCGCCTTGTCCTGCGAGTGCCATTTGTGGCGAATGCCATGCTCGTGCAGTTTGAGTTCGATGCGCGTCACGTTGACCAGCTTGAGCAAGTCGTAGGTCGGCGCGTAGATACCGATCAGCGCCGACCCGGAGTGCGCAGCATCAGCAATTGCCCGCTGCGCCAGCGTCTCGCTCTTGCCGCTCCCGAAACCTCCGACGAAGGCGGGATACTTGGCCTCGCTGACGAAAAAGTCAGCCTGCGGACGCGTCAGTGTCGCTTGCAGGCGCACTTGCGACCCGAATGTCAAAGCCGGTGATCGGCGTCATGCTGCCGTCGCTGGACGAGTGGTCCACCTCCTGACGGGGCTTGCCATAGCCGCGATCCAGCAGGGCATTGCTTGCAGCAACTCGCGCGCTGTGCGGAGCATCGCTGTCTCGCATCACCTCTGCCAGAGTCGCCAGGGCGGCCTCGCCATAGTCCTGCGCAAGCTCGGTGATGCTGGCCTTGCGTTCCGCCGTCGCACGATTGCGGGCGCCAGCAGGACGACCAGCGCCGGGGCGCTTGCCTCCGTGCTTTGCAGCCATCTTGATTTCCTCTTGATTTACCGGGGGTCCACCCACAGCCCCGCCGCCTGCATGGCGATGAGGGACGCGGCGAGGATCAGGGCGAGAAGGATGAGCATGGGATTAGCCTCGGCCTGAACTGATGCCGCGAGCCGCCCTGACGATTGCGTCGGACGCGCCTTGCAGGCCGACGCCGGCAATCTCGGCATCGGCCGAGCCCCTGAGCGCGCGACAGATGGCGTCCAACTCGCTGTCATCCTTGAGGCCCTGCACCCGGATGACGCGATAGCCAACCAGCAGCGCCGGGCCCTCCGGAGTCTCGACGACCTTCGCGAAAGCAAGATCGCCCTTGAATACATCAGCCATTGCGGCCTCCATGAAATGGGGAAACCCCGCGCCGATCTCTCGGGCGGGGCCGTGAACGTGCTCGCCTACGAGCGTAGCGGATTAGTCGTTGAGCATTGCCGGCGAGCGGCGCTCTTGCATCGTCATCTTGCCAAAATGCCTGCGAGGGTTTCCGCAGCAGGGGCCGCTGCACACGACACGGGTGTGCGCCACCTTACCAATGCGCGAGGCGTCAGGCTCTTTCACGCCATGGAACACACGAGAGATAACCGCCGCTTTCGCCTTGGCCTTCTCTTCGTTGTGCCTGCGATACGCAAGACCGCGCATTGTAGCGATCCCCTAGAAACTGACGGTGGCAGCTACCCCACCGGCCACACTTGCGATGTGGACTTTCGAGCATTATCGAATTTCTTGATATTGCTCCAAGTCCGGATGCCTGCGGTGATCAATCCGCGCAGAGCCGGAGACCTGTTGAGCGCGTCCGTGAGATTGTCACCCATCAGGGCTACCCACCTTCGTTCACGCGCGCCGCGCTCAGGAGATGCGATGCCCCACGTCTGGGCCGAACAGCTATATCGCCACAACCTAATGCGCGACCGTGCCTCGTTACATCGCACCGCCAAAGAGCGGAATCGAAAAGGGCGGCCTTCCCCGCCCTCAAGTCGCAACTCCTTGCGATGATGCCAAATTACACGTTTCGGCTATCAGATCAAGCCCTTTGTGGCAGAAACGCCTGAAAGAATGCGCAATGCCTGGACGAATGCGCTGCCCATCGTCGTCAGGACGCCACCGCGCTGCAATTCCCCGCGCAGATACACGCCGTCCCAGATCGCAGACTGTTCATGCGATGCGAGGTGTCCCACGGCGCCATGCCATTGCGTCCACGCCTTCACGGCTGCCGCGTCCTTCTGGTCCTCGGTGCGATAGCTGGGCTTATCGTCGGGGCGAGCCTCGAACCGTTCCGGCATGAATTCCACCTTGCCGCATTTCGCATGCCGGGACCGACCGAGGATGCGGCGGTGATAAACCTCGTCGGCCGCATCCAGCGTCGTGAACGCCTGCCACAGCCGCGCGGCCTCCTTGGGGCCGGTTGCCCCGAGGGCGATGGCTTGGCCTGCCTGATCGCCCATCATCGCCATTCGCATCATGCGGCGGTTCTCCTTGGTGTCGTCCTTGCCCATGTGTGCGCAGCGGGCCTTGAGGACGGTGCGCTGCGGGTCGCGGTCGGCCGTCACCTTGCGCCCGGATTGATACCGCCGTTCGATGGGCGCCAGCTCGGGCAGCCCCTCCGGCGCGGCGGTAAGCAGCGCACGGCGGCGTCGCATGGCAAGCTTTTGGCCTTTTGTGCGAGCCTTGGTCATTTGTCGTCGCCTTCCCATTTCCGCTCAAAGGTCGTGACACGGCTGTTCATTGGCATCCGCAGGACGATCTCCCTCTCAGGCAGCCAGCCACGACGCCGGAAATACCAGCGGGCCAGCGCAGCCAATCCCTCACCGATCAGCACGGCGATGGTGCCGATCCCGATCAGCGTCACCAACGCCCACGCCATCATCACCGCGTCGTCACTCATCCTGCCATTTCTCCTCGTTCACCTGCCTGGTCATCATCCGCTCCTGCTCGTGGTTGTGTCGCCGCTCCGCCTGCCTCGCCTTGCGGGCTGTCTCGCGCTGTGCGGCCTTCTGGCGGCCCGTGAGAGGCTTCCTTCGCTCCGGGCTGTCGTGGGTCGGAAAATCAGCCATTGGCCGCTCCTGACCCGGTTTTTGGCGGTGCCAGCCGTGCTGCGATGGCATCCGCTATCGTCCCGCGCAAATCTGCGGCCTCTCTCGCCAGATCCGAGCGCAGATCGACCGGCAGGGCGTCGAACATCTCCACCATCCTTCCGAGACGCAGGCCGTGCCGACACATCGCTCTGGCGCGGGGCGCGGCGTGCGGCTTGTGGATGCCGGCCTTGGTCATGATCAGGCTGAGGGATGCCTGGCGAATGCCGAGGGCTGCGGCCATGTCGGACTGCCGGTGCCGGGCGTCATTGTGCTGGATGATCCAAGCCAGCCGCTCACCCCAGCGTGGATCGGAGCGGCGGATAGGGCCGCGCAGGTGGGACGGGGCGGTCAGGGTCATGCCGACCTCCTTATCGTCGCGACGACGGTGTTGATGTTCGTGCCGCTCTCGCTGAACGATCCGACCGGCAGGTCATCCCAATGCGGGCGCAGGTCATCCAGCTCGCCATGGTCGTAGCGCGCCGAGGCGGGCAGGATCGCGGTCAGCCGGCCGCCGGGCTTGAGGAATTTCAGCGCGTGCCGCACGTGCTTGGCATAGTGGAGGCCATAGAACGGCGGATTCATCACCACCTGGTCGAAATCGGCGGTCGGCACGGTTTCGAGGAAATTCATCCGCATGACACGGTGCCCCTTGGCCTCGCACAACGCGGCGCGAACCGGGTCCACCTCGCAGCCGATCACATCGGCGCCGGCGGCGCGCAGGGCGTCCATGAAGCGCCCGCAGCCGCAGGACGGCTCCAGAACGCGCTGGCCCGGCATCCGATAGCGCAGGTCGGCCAGCACCCGATCCACCACCGCGGCCGGCGTGGGGTAGTATTGCAGATCCTTGCTGACGGCCGTGCTGGCGCGCTGCCGGGTCGGCCGAGCGTCGTCATCCGGGCAGTCGGGCAGCACCTCGCCATAGTATTCGGCCAGCGCGCGGTTGATGTCGGCCAAGGCCTCGGGGCTGAAATACAGGTGCCCGTTGCCGTTCTGGAACCGCTTGAGCCAGACGCCACGCGCCGGGAAGGTCGCTTCCTCGCGGTGCATGTCCTTCGGTGCAGTCCAGCTGTCAAGTAATCCTTGACCGTTCAGGAGCGCCTCCATCTCGCGATATTCGACCAGCGGCTTGCCCTGATAAGCGGCCAGCGCGTTCAGGATGTCGCGCAGTCGATCCCGGCCCCACGAACCGTAGCCGGCCACGTTATCGAGGATCACGCGCTTGGGCAGGCCCTTCACGCCGATCTTCATCTTCTCGTGCGAGCGGAAAGCAGGATCCAGCCCGCTGAACACCTCGGCCAGCCCGCGCAGTACGCTGCCCCACGGATCGGAAACCAGCTCGCCGAACTGTTCGCGGATGTTTTCGACCGTGAACGGCGGCGGTGCGCTGAACATCTGTTCATAGGCCCGCTTTGCCGAGGCGCTGGCGATCTGCTCCAGGCCATACAGCTCGTAGACATGCCGCCACGCCGATTGGAGCAGCGATTTTTCCAGCAAGCTGGGATAGATGCCCCGGCCGGTGTCCAGCGTGACGTTGCCCCACGTCCCGCCGATGGTGGCGGCTGCCTTGAGGGCGGACCCAGCGTCCTCGAACGCTGCCAGCGCATCGGCCAACGCCGCGCGCTTTGCGTCGTATTCCGCGACGATTTCGGACGGGCGACGACGGCCGGTGCTGATCTCCGTGCCGGTGAAAATGTGAGCTTGTGCGGTCATCCATTCACCTCTGTGCGGTTGGGGGACTTGCGAACCGCGTGCATGACGCTGGTGTGATCCCGGCCCATGACGCGGCCAATCTCGGCCAACGACACGCCGGCATCGTGGGCAACGCGCATCGCCAGATGGCGGGCGGCGACGATCCGGGGGCGGCGGTCATGGCCCATGATGGCGCCGACCGGGACGCCGGATTGCGCAGACACGTCGCGGATGGCGCGAAGGACGGCAGCGCGGCCCGGCTGGGCGGCGATGGCGCGGGCTTCTTCGATCTGCGCCGGGGTCATTCTGCGGCCTCGATACCTGCGATGGTCTTGACCGCCAGCGGGTTGCGAACACCCATCTCGGCCATGATGGCGGCGGCTGCCTCGGCGCTGACGCGCTCCTTCGGAGGCTCGGGAGCCGGTGCCATCGCGGCCTTGACCTGATCGGCGTTCCGGCGGCCCCAGGCGTCGGTCAGGATTGCCAGGATATGACCCGGATTCGGCCGGCGGTTCGGGAAGTCCTTGCGGTGCTTGCGCAGAGCCGCCCGGATGCTCTCGACCGGCCAAGGCTCCAACTCGTCGCACCAGTCGGCCAGCACCGCAGCACGCAGCCCCTGCGCATCGTCGGGCTGCCAGTAGCCGTGCAGGACGACCTCAACCGAAGCCAAAATCTGGGCGCGATGGTGCGCGATTTCGGACGGCTGCATCTGCGATACGTCCAAAGCGGTCATCGGCGGCAGTGTGGCGATTTTGCTGGGGAGATTGGCGGTCATGGTTCGATCCGTTGATGATGGTCAGGCTAGGCTGGATTTCGTCGTTGAAGCGACCGGCGTTGAGGTAGGTGGCTGGGTGAATGGGGCTGGCGTGAGGGTGACTTCGTCGCCATTGCTCGGCCCATGGCCTTGATCGCTCGGTCGCTAACCTCCGGTCCTGCGGAGACAGCTTGCGAAAGGCCTTTTCGGCGTCTTTTTTCGAGATTTTTCCAAGAGGCCAAACGGCCCAGAATTCATCGAATGAAGGGGATGCTGGATCTGGCTCGGCCACATCGGCCCTGGATGCTTTAGCATCCTTCTTATTACCTTCTTCCCTTATTTCATCCTTCTTCTCGTTTGTATCGGCGCTGTATCGCGACTGTATCGCGACTGTATCGGTGGATTTCGCTACGCCCTGATATTCGTCGTAATTACAGATAGTTATTACCGTCACCCCTGTATCGGCCTGGGAACGGATCATCTCCATTTTTTCGAGGCGTTTCAGGTAGCGCTGCACCTTCGGTGCCGTCCATTTCCACGCCCCGGCCAAGAAGCGCACAGACGCAGCGAGCTGACCACGCTCCGTATTCACCACAACGCTGCCGACCCGGCGCGTCCGGGGTTTCCACGACGCTTCCATGATGAGCCATATCCACGCTTCACGCTCGGTCTTTGGCTCATCGGCAAAGACAGCGTGATCGAAGATTGACCGGGCGATGTTTACCGTCCCGCTCATCCGTGAACTACCTTCTCGAAAAGGCGCTCGCGGGCCGTCGCCGCGTCATCGGCGCTTCCAGTCATCGCGACAGACACGAAGGCGGAAATTTCGTCAGCATTGACAAAAAACCATTCGCCTCGGATGGAAAAATCACCGAAGAATTCGTGAAGCCTCACCTCCATTTTCTCTGCCTGAGAACGGGGCATTGGTCCCCACTGGCGGGCGATATAGAGAAAGTATGGATTCCCGGTTTGTATTTGCCTGAGACGCTTCTCTGGCTGGTAGGCGATGCCGATTTTGGTGTGGCAATCGCCCTCTGCCGCGATAACGTAGACATAGGTATCGGCGTTCATGCCTCGGCCTCCATGATGTGAACGATTACGGCGCCATCTCGGCAGGCTTCCCCGCGCTCCAGGGTGATGCGGCGCCACTGGCTGTCATCGACGGCGATAGCCTCGGCCACGGCGTCGAGGCCCTGCTTGCATCGGGACAGCGCGTTATCGAGGTCGAACCGGCGGCGGGACGGCGGGCAGAACGTCACCAGCACGTCAACGGCGATTGCATCGACGGGGCGGATCTTCTCGGCCTCGCACAGCGCCCAGCAGGCCAGCTTGTAGCCCTTGGCTGCGGATGCCTTGCGGCGCCATTGCCCCTGCCCGCTTGCGTTGGGACTGGTGGCGCGGGGCGGCCATGGAAGGATGATACGGGCGAGCGTCAAATCAACTTCTCCTGTCGAGGATCTGATGCACCCGCAGGTAGCGTTCGATCAGCGCCGGATCGCGATTGCAGACCCGGACGGCTCTTGCTGTCAGGTCCGGTGTGATACGTTGCCCGGTGCCACTCTCGCGCGGCATCGACGTGTTCTCGGCAGGCCCAGACGCGGCCCCGGTCAGGATGGCCGAGAGGCGGGCCAAAACCGTAGGGCGCCGGGGCGCCGCATCGGCCGCAGGTGTGTGGGGTGCCTGCCATGTCACAGCCTCACCACCGCGATCAGCAGGGCGACGAAGGCCATAAGGGCGAGGATGGCGAGGGCTTCGATCATCAGACCCTCGCCCACGGGTAGGCCAGACGGACCACGCCGGAAGGCTCGCCGCTCTCGGCAAGGTCAGCGCGAAGGACACGACGCGTCTGGGTGCGGACGCTCTCTTTCGCGAGGCCCATGTCGTCTGCGATCCGGCTGAGGGTTTCGCCGCGATAGGCGCGGTCGAGAATGGTCAGCAGGCGCTCGTCGCTTTGTCGGGCTGACGCCTTCATGCCACACCTCGCCTTCCGGTCCCGGACCGGCGGGGTTGACGGGAGGGGGAGGAATCCCCACGTGCAATTGCATGCACCGAACTGTTTTGCTTCATGTATTCTCGGATGCGGTCAGCGACCTTCATCGTCGGGCTGGCTTCGCCGTCCTTCCACTTCTGCCACTGGCCCCATTGAGCATTGATGGCATCCCGGAGGAGCTTCTGGGGGCTAACCCCCTCGCGCGCGCAGTAGGCTTCAATGTCTGAGATGAGTTGTTCCATGCCGCGCATTATGGGGTATAATTACCCTATAAGGCAAGCGCAGATTTACTCCATTCGCATGGCCAAGGCCATGGGGTATATTTGCCCCATGGAAATGACTTTTATTGAAGCACTTAGGCACGCCATGAAGGTCACTGGACGCGGGAAATCCCTCCGCGACGTGGCCACCAGATCCGGTGTATCATACGACATTCTGAAGAACGTAAATCAGGGCAAGTCAGAGAAGCCGAACGCCGAAGATGCGACGAAGATCGCAGACTTCTTCGAGGTGTCCCTGTCTGACTTTTACGCAGGGAATGTTCGATACCTCGGTGACGAGGTCAATCCTGATGTCGTCCAGGGTGTGGCCAAGATGAACAGCATCATGCGCCGCCTTCGGAATCCGAGCAGCCACGAGCAACTGCGTCTCTTTGCTCAGTCTCTTCTTCGCGCTGAAGAAGAAGCTCTGCAAAACGGAGAAGATCAGAACGACCCTGTGGACTCAACCTCTCAAACACCTTCGTAACCCAATCGTCCCGCATCATCCCCTCCCTCGACTCGCGAACATATCGTGAACTTGATGTTAGGCAAGAATCCGCCTGCCGGTCAATTGTCCGAAAAGACGGTTGCGCAGGGGAAGGCGGTTAGCCTTTGTTAACAAGGGGTAAGCATGTCGGAGACGCCGCGCAGCGAGGAAGTTGAACAGATCGAGGCAGCCGCGCGCGTGGTGCTGGGACTGCTGCGCTTGCAGACCTTGCAGCCGGACACCGTGCCCTTGATGGACCTGCCGTTCGTCCTGCTGGCGGCCGCCGAGGAACGGCACCGACAGGGCGACTATGGCGCCGAGCGGATGCTGTGCGACTGGGCGGATATGCTGAGGGATTGGGAGGGTTAGCGGCCTATTCTTCTGGCAGGTGGATGACTTCGTGGACCTCCATCACCGCATAGGCTACCGGGCGACCGTTCGGAGCCTGGACGCGGACATCAACCACGAATCCCTTCTTGTAGAGGTTGTCGTCAGCATCGCGTATCTCGTGCTTTATGCGCTCTGCTGCAAGATCAGCGCCATACATGAGCGCCAAGGGGCGATCTGATATTTCTGAGATCAGAACGCGCTCACCAGATGGCTTTCCGACGCCGACGTCGGAGATGTCCGACCGTGTGAATACCATCAGCACCCGGTGATGAATCTTGCTGTGATCGTCGTCTTTCTTCTCTTGGGCGCGACGGTCCTCTATCGCGGCTATCGCCTCCCGCGCTTCCTCGGATGTGAACTGAAATCCGATCTTTATTTCCCGCTTTCCGTCCTCGAACACGGCAGCGGACAGGCTTGATGCAGCGTTCGGGTCGTTGGCTATTGCGACTACAGCGTTCAGGTAGTCTTTAACCTCTGCTTTGGTGTCTGGCTGCGCTGCTCGGTCTCGCCGGACGAAGGATTGGATTCGCGATCCCCACCTCCGAACGAAATCCTCGACCAGCATAAGGCTTTCAGCTTGACTCAGAGCGAACATCATCCCGGACCCAAGCAACGGGATGATATCTGCCTCGACACAGCCGGCCCGCACCTCCCTGACGTAGAACTCCGCCTTACCCTTGAAGTCCGGGTAACGCTCCCCGACGAAACGCTCCAATTCGTTTCCGATGCTGGTGAACGCGCCAACGAAGGCCCCCAGTTCAATCGGTTCGTCAGTGTCCAGCTTGAGGACGAGGTGTGCAGGAGCGTCTTTCATCGCGTCAGAGTAGCGAACCGGAAGCATCTGTCATCCCCGAATCGGCGGGCTTTTTCATGCGCCGCAGCCCGGCGCTGGCTACCGGGACTCGACTCCGGCGCGGAAGATGCCAGACTGGCCGCAGCGACAGTCTGCGATCCGAGAGGGCACCCGGAGACTGTCGTCAGGGGGTGGAACCCCTAAGTGGCCCATCCAGGGCTGCGAAGGCGGGATGCCATGAAAGGGCCTCATAAGCCTCATCCCGTCGCCGGCCGAAGGTGAGCGCTCACCCGAAGCCAAGCCGCCTCGCTAGGGCGGGGTATAAATACTGGGTGTGGCTTCAACCATGCCCGACGCGTCGGGCGCTGCTGCGGAACATCCAATGCAGAACCGATTGAAGGTGGCGGAACGGCTGCTGTTCGTCCTCGCGGCGATCATCACCATTCTGGCCGGGCTTCACGATCTGGGCCTCTGGCCCTTCTGACGCCCAGGGGGAGGTGCTTCAACGCCTCCCCTACCACCTTCCCACACCCCGAATCACACCCCTTCTTCCGCGCCAGGAACCGAGTCCCGGCTTGCCCTGTATAGCATGGGCGAATCGGGGGCGGAAGCAATGTGGAGTATTTTTACTCTTTTCTTGTTGACAGAGGGGTAAACTTACCCCATTCTTCATCTCAAGCCAAGCGACGAAGCCGAGCCTTGGCACCACCCCGAGATGGAGACACCCCCTGTCATGCAAGCCCCGCTATCCCCCGTTCCCGCCGGCCTGATCGCAGGCTTGTGCCTCGACAACCCGGACGTTGTTGACGCGATCCGGCACTGCTTCATCAGCATGGGCAGCGTCACGCTTTCCGCCCCGCTTCCTGAGCGCCCCGTGTGCGAGGTGGTGCAATGAAACGCTCCCTGATCATTCTCGCCCTGTCGGCATCTCCGGCCGTGGCGAACCCCGCCCTTGAGACTGTCTGCCGCGACGTTGCTGCTGTCGTCTATCGCGGTGTCGAGGACGGCCGCTCGCTGCACAGCTTCGAGACCGGCGCCGAATGGGCGGTCGGCTACATCCCCACCCAGCCGCATTCCGAAGAACGCAAGATGATGCTGTCCGCCTACATGGCTGGCTATGCGCAGGGTCTGATCGGCGGTGACTCCTTCGCCACTGCGGCAGACTTCTTCAATACCTGCATTTCGGAGGGCGCGTGATGTCCACCTTCCACCGTTACGACGAGCCCACGGACGGAACCGTTGTCGTTGTGCTGATCCTGTCCGCCGTCGCCATGCTGTTCTTCGGGATCGGCGCCTTTGCCGGATACGCATGGAGCGCCAGCGCCTCCCGCCCCGCCGACTGTTTCGCTCTCACGAGCCACGAATGTGCCGCTCTGATGGAGCGGCGCTGATGCTGTCCGCTCTCACCTTCATCGCCACCATCGTCATTTTCCGCCGTCCGCTGTCCCGCTTCGGTGACTGGTTCACCGCTGAGCGCGGGGCGAACGGGAACGGCTGGGTCTAAGGAGTATCGCCATGAAAACCATCGCCATCGCCTTTGGCCTCACGATGCTGGCCGGGTCAGCGCATGCGATCAGCGACGAAGGCTGGTTCTGCCCGCCGGGCACGGAGCTTTATCAGGGCCAATGCTGGGCGCCGACGCAGCCGGAACAGCCGCGCGGCGACGTGACAGGCGGCAATGCCACCAGCAAGTCGCAGGCGTCCAGCGCCGTAACCGTCAACAACCAGACCCGCAGCCGGGCTTCCGCTTCCAGCGCCATCGCGCCGCAGCTGAACGGCTACAGTTTCCCGAATTGCTTCGGGGACACCAATCCGAGCGGATCGTTCACCGCCGGCATGCAGACCTTCGGCTGGGGCGTCTCTGCCGGCAGCAGCAAGGCCAGCAATGTCTGCGCCGTTGCCGCTCTGGCCGGTCCCGAGGCGGCGCTGCGCTACCTCCAGCGCATGGACCGCAACGTCCCGCGCAATATCGTCATCCAGCAGCAGACCACCGTTCGCTGCCCGGCGAGCCACCCGGTTTTCGTCGAGGGGAAGGGGTGCAGGAAATGAGCCGGTTTGACTATCACACAGGAACCCTGACCATGGACGCCGCAGAAGGCTATGTCGAGGCCGAGGCGCTGTTTGAAATCGATGCCTTCTGGTCACGCCACCGCGACCGCTACGGCATGCGGTCCATTCAGTGGGTCAACAACATCTCTCTGGATAGCTGGACCTTCGACGGTCGCAAGCAGACCCGCGAAACTGCGGTTGCGCTGCTGGGCGAAGATGAGGTCGCGCGGCAGGAAGATCTTGCGCTGATCGAATGGCGCCAGACCGCAGAGCAAGACGACGCCGACGAATACGCCGATCAGATGCGCGACCTGCGCCACGATCTGGCAGCGGAATAGGAGCATCCCATGAACGCTATCGCAAAGCATGATGGGTCTGTCGCGCACCTTCCGGCCGACCCCATGATCAACATGATCGAGCGGCTGGTGTTGAACCCCGATGCCGACCTGGACAAGCTGGAACGGATGCTGGCGCTCAAGCGCGACCACGACCGGGACAACGCCCGCGTTGCGTTCGCTGCTGCGCTGGCGGCGGCCCGGTCCAAGATCCCGCCGATTGTCAAAGACGCCACCGTTGATTTCACGTCAAGCAAGGGGCGGACGCACTACAAGCATGAGACGCTGGCCGGCATCGCCAAGGTGATCGACCCGATCCTTTCGGAGTTCGGCCTGTCGTATCGGTTCCGCACCGATCAGGGCAATGGCGGCGTCCGCGTCACCTGCATCATCGCCCACGCGCACGGGCACAGCGAGGAAACGTCGCTGACGTGCGCGCCGGATGGCTCGGGCAGCAAGAACCCTTTCCAGGCCGTCGGAAGTGCGGTCACCTATTTGCAGCGATACACGCTCAAGGCGGCTCTCGGCCTGTCAGCCGAAATTGACGACGATGCGCAGAGCGCCGCGCCGCGCCCTGATGACAGGATCCGGGTCGAGGTGAAAACGATCAGCCAGGAGCAATTCGTCCAGATCCGCGAAAAGGCAGACGAGGCCGGCGTGTCCGAGGACCAGATCACCAAAGCTGCAGGCATCGAGCATTTGCACGACCTTCCCGCAGACAGCTTCGCGCCGCTGATGCGAAAGCTGCAAGCCACTATCAACGCCAGAAAGCCGGACGTGATCGACGCCAGCGAAATCCCCTATTGAGGCTCAAAATGAACGAGATGAATCCGCGCGCCGTCATGGGAGGCAACAACCCTCCTGATCCCATCGACGCTATTTGCGCTCAATACGAAAGTGAGCGCATGGAAGCAGAAAACTGGCTGGACGGAACGCCAGTTGAGAACGAAGGCCAGATGAAGGCCGTTGATGCGCTGCGCAAGGCAATGCGCGAGTTTCGGCTGGGTCTTGAGGCTGGTCAGAAATCGGCCACGGCCCCGCTCTATGACGCTTACAAGGCCGAGGGCGCGCGCTGGAAGCCGAGCATTGACGACGCCAAGCGCATCGAAAGTGGCCTTGTCTCTCTGGTTGACGGTTTCAAAAAGAAGCTGGCCGCCGAGAAGGAAGCCGCCGAGCGCGCGGCAAGGGCCGAGGCGGCGCGCAAGATGCGCGAGGCCGAAGAAGCCGCGCGCGCCGCGAATGCCGCTGACATTGAGGCGCAGCGCGCAGCCGCCGAGGCGCAGCGCGAGGCCGAAGAAGCGCAACGCCGCGCGGCAGCCGCAAGCAGGGACACCGTGAAGGGCCTGCGCACTGTCACGCGCTACCAGATCGAGGACCATCGCGCGGCCCTGCACGACATAGCCACCAATGACCGGGATGCCGTCACGGCATTCATCGAGGACTACGTGCGCCGCAACCACAAGGCCCGGTCGATCAATGGCGTCCGCGTCTGGCAAGAGAAAGAGGCTTTTTGATGGACGCCCTTGCTCCCTTCTACCGCCAAGGCAGCGCCATTCCGCTCACGGCCACCGACTACGCCAACCGCGCCGGCATGACCCTCCCGCAGGCCAAGGGCCTGCTTGCAAGGCTGCATCGTTCCGGTGCTGTCCAGCGCCAGCAGACCCATGAGGCGGTGCTGTTCTCCGTCAAGGAGGCCGGCCAATGACCGCCCTTCGCCCCATCCCCGATCAGGTCTGCCGTGGCGCCATCCAAGCCGTCCAGGAAGGCGGCTGGACACGCGGCGACGACCTTCTGCTTGACGCAGCCGCCATGCATATCATGGGCTTTCAGGCTTCCGACGAGGCCATCGAACACGCCCGCCATTACCTGCGCCGGGCCCTGGTATCCATGCGGCAGGAGGCTGGCTGATGCCGGTGATCTACCTGCTTGGTGACAGTCAGCGCGCCTATGCCGCCGAAGCGATCCGGCAGGCGCCGCAGTTCTCGACCGTCTCGATCCTCGCGCCGACCCGGACCCCGCCGCAGAACAAAAAGTTATGGGCCATGCTGCGCGACGTGTCGCAGGCCAAGCCCGAGGGACGGCTTTGGGTGCCTGACACGTGGAAAGCCGCGTTCATGCACTCGTCTGGGCACCAGTGCCAGTTTGCCGAGGGGCTGGACGGAAGCGGCCCGTTCCCGGTCGGCTACCGGTCGTCGCACCTGAATGTGCAGCAAATGCGCGATCTGATCGAGGTCATCTACGAATACGGTGCGCGCCACGCTGTGCCGTGGACCGAGGCGGAAAGGAGCGGTTTCGCATGATCCACACATCCCGCCTTGTCGAAGAAGCCAACCCAGCCTGTGCGCAATGCCATGGCAAAGAGCGGTTCGAGACGCAGAGTCAGGACAATGTTGTGAAGTCGTATTTCACCAAGGGCGGCCAAGAAATAACACCAGAAATTCTTAGGGAGTTAATTGATTACGATCCGAAAACAGGGGTTATGCTCTGGAAAGCCCGTGATGCGAAATGGTTTCGAAAAGAAAATCATTGTAAAGCGTGGAATACAAGACGCGCCGGCAAGCCCGCAGGAGATGATTCCCCGGTTCACGGATATCGCAGAGTAGTTGTTTTGTGGAAAATACTCCTCCAACACCGCGTGGCTTGGTGCATTCACTATGGATACTGGCCTACTGGTATTATCGATCACATCAACGGAAACAAGCTTGATAACCGCATAAACAACTTGCGGATAACAGACATGGCCGGAAATGCTCACAACTTAGCAATGAGCAAAAAAAACAAAAGCGGCATCAGTGGAGTCTACCAAACTAGAGGGAAGTGGGTAGCCCAAATTGGCATTAACAATAAGAAGATTTCTCTAGGAACGTTCGCCACCCTAGAGGAAGCGGCGGCAGCTAGGGGCGCGGCAGAGAAGGTTCTTGGGTATCATGAGAACCATGGCAGACGCCGAAGTGCAGAGCATATCGGTGAGGTGCGGTCATGACGTTCCTCGCCCGCCTCAAGGGGCCGATGGGCCAGAAGGTCGGCAACGGCAAGACCCGCCGCGACCACAAGACCGCCGACGAAAAGCGCCACATGCAAGCCGTCGCTCACCTGCCCTGCTTGGTGTGCGGCTGCTGGCCGGTCGAGGTCCATCACGAAGGCAAGCCGCGCAGCAATATGCGGCTGCTCCCACTCTGCCCGCGCCATCATCGCCGCGAATTCGGCCCCGGCGCCTATCACTACTCTCCGCGCGCTTTCTATGCCGCACACGGATCTAGCGAGGAATTACTGGCCCGCGTGGACCGGATGATTGCGCAAAACGACGACCAAATCCTGGGCGACTGGTTCTGACCGGCCCGGCAAGGAGGTATATCCATGACCATCATTTTTGACGACACCCCGAAATACCCCGGACTGCGCGGCGATCTGGCGCGGGTCACATCCATTGAAGACCGGGTGCTGATCCGCGCCGTGGATACGATGGCCGAGGAAGGCGTGACCATCGCCATGACCATGCAGCAGGCCTGCGCCTTTGCCGCCGCCATCGTACGCGCGGCTGCGGATATTCAGGAGGCATCGGCATGACCCCCATCGACACGGCAGAACTGGAACGGCTTGACGACATCCTGCGCGACCCGCTTTCCGGGCTGATCTGAGATAACCGCATCATGGCGGCTGACGCGATCCGCGAAGTCCTCGCCCGCCGGAAGGCAGCGGCGGGCATGCGCGCCCTGCTGCTGGCGGGCTGCGATCTGCTGGCCGATGAATACGATAACATCAAAACCAGCATCACGATGCCCGACGGCAGCCTTTCGACCGACCCGCTCGATGCGTGGGCCGTCGAAAAAGTTTCGGCGATGGATGACTGGATCGCCAGCGTCAAGGCCACGCTCTATCCCACCACCCCCGAAGCCGAAGGAGGCAGCGATGACTGATGCGCCTGAATTGATCTGGGCAGATCAGGACAACCTCACTTGGGTTGAAGCTAATCCCTATGAGGTGATGAAGGACTGTGAGGCAGCCTATGTCCGCTCCGACCTCTGCGCCTCGGGCCAGCAGGTGCGGGCGCTGATTAAAGCCGGTCGGGCTATGGCTGATGCCGCCGAGCACGGGGTTGTTGCGTCTACTCTTGTGGTCAACTGGGATAACGCGGAAGCCGCCCTGACGCCAGCCCCACAGGACGAACAGCAGTTGATGACTGACGATGAAATTTCGGAATTCGTCCGGGAAAACGGACGTCCAGAAGATATTTTCCTCTACTTACAACCGGCCGCAACCCCGACCGCGCAAGAGGCGGTGCCTGCCTGCGCTGCCTGTGAGGACAACCCCAAGCACCCGAATATCCCGTGCGCCGTCTGTGGCGCCCACCCGCCCCAGCCCAGCGAGACGGTCGCGGCGGTGATAGAGGCGGCGAATATGGCGCGGAACCGCCTCGAAATGATTGCGGATGCTGCATGGCGGGGAGACGGGCGCGACCTCAAGCGCAGCGTCGCCGGGGTATTTTCCGATTTCGACGCCGCCCTGCGCGCCCTGAAAGGAGAGGAGTGATGGCTAGGTTCACCGACTTCATTCCGATGCAAAAAGAACTGCGCCAGACGAAGGCTGACCTCGCAGCAGCCCGCGCCGAGATCGAGCGGCTGACCAAGGCCCACGATACGGTTTGCGGGGCACTGGCGGAAGCGATCAAACGCGCTGAGAAAGCCGAAACCGCCCTTGAAGCCTATGGCCGCGAGAAGGCGCTGGAGGGAATGCAGCGGGCGGTCGACAAAATAATGGATCGGATCAACAACACGGACTTTGCAATGAATTATCATGCCCCACTGACCTCATTTTGCAAATCCATCCTCGCTGAAATGGAGACGCTGAAATGACACAGACCCCGTGCCTACACCCCCATGGCGATATTATCGACGGATATTGGCTGTGTGGTCGATGTTATGAAAAGCTCCCAGAAAGGCCCGTAAAATACAGCAAGGGCAATCGTGCGATCAGTGTAAACGGCGCTGAATATTTCCATCAAATTCCAATCTATGCTAAAATACGTAAAGCATCCAACGGATGGTCGCTGTCTAAATTCGTAGAGGCGATGGTGAGAAGACTTATAGCTAAAGCAGATTTCGAAAAATCTGACGCGATCAGTTATGCAATTGATCTTCTGAAAATTCAGGGGATTGAGTTTGGGTCTGGCGATTACGCATGGGATACCGTAGCAGCTTGGGATATTATATACGACGATATGCAGTATTGGGATCGTGATGCGGGGGGGAATCAATGACCGACACGCGGGAACTGGTGGAGCTCTTGCTGGCATACGATGCAAGGACTGCCACAGGTCGCCTAACCCATCGCGCAGCCGACCTCATCACCGCTCTGGCCGAGGAAAACCGGAGGCTGCGGGAGGCGCTGGAACCGTTCGCAGCCATTGCCGACCTTTTCGATAGCGAGGTGGAAGGGCACGCGGACACCGACGAATTGTCGCTGTTCTATGGCGACGGGGCCAACTGGCTGGCAGATCGCTTTACCTTCGCGCAATTCAATGCCGCCCGCGCCGCCCTGTCCAGCACGGGGGAGAAGGGGGTGATGGCATGGAAGAGCGAGTTTCTGCCGTGTCCGCTGTGTGGGCAGCCAGTTTTCGTCAATTGCGACGACTACAGCCCCGCGTCCAGTGGACGGTTCTATACCGAGTGCCAAACCGTGGACTGCATCATGCCAAACTGTGAGCATGATAGCTATGAGGCGCTGCGAGATGGGTGGAACCGCCGCACCGGACAGGGAGGCGGGGATGAGTGAAGCGATGGACAAGCTGATTGCGGCGGTGGAGCGTGGTGACCTGACCATTGACGGCGCCCCGGCCCTGTCTCTGGAAATGTCGGGCATCGTCCACGGCGCTTTGGGCGACGACCTATGGGCTACCTGCGTCGATGCGTTCGATGGCTCGCTAGACGCCGCCCTGTCTCTGATGCAATGCCTGCTGCCCACTGGTCAATCGCTCATTGGCACCCACACGCCACGCGCGCATGTCAGCCTAAATGATGGCTTCGCAATAACATGCTTTTCGGACACCCCCGCCCGCGCTTGGCTCATCGCGATCCTGAAAGCGTATCGCACCGCACAGAGGGAGGCGTAGATGGGGAGGCCGGAAACCACGCTCAAGCGCATGCTGATCGCCAGCAAGGAAGCCGGCTATATCGTGGCCGGCGCCAAGGCCGAGGGCGACAAGATCGAACTGATATTCGAGACGCCGAAGGATGCCCTGCCCGCTGACCTGATCAATTGGAGCCGCAAGAGGTGAAGCGGTCTTTGCCAAGCTACGTTTATAAAAAAGGCAAGAAGGGCTATCTCTATTTCTGCCGTTGGGGCAAGACCCAGAGGATGTATGCTGCGCCGGGAACAGCCGAGTTTGCGGCGGAATATGCCCTGCTGATGCGCGGCCGGCCACCTGCCCCGAAGCGCACGATCAAGGGCCTGATCCAGAAATACATGGAATCCGAACGCTGGCCCGCGCTCGCTCAGAACACCAAGAAATCCTATCGTCGGCATTTCGGCTATCTAGAAGAGGTTGCGGGTCACATCGATCCGGCCACGCTGCGCACCGCCCATATCTACGAGATGCGGGACGCGCTGCGAGACACGCCCACCGACGCCAACCGCAAGATCGGCACCCTATCCACGCTGCTGGCGCATGGCGTTCGGATCGGCTGGTTGGACCGCAACCCAGCCGAGGGGGTCGAGAAGCTCAAGGGCTTGCGCCCACCGCGCGAGCCTTGGCCGGATGCCAAGATCAAGGCGTTCAGAGGGGAGGCCGCGCCCCTGCCCTTGCTCATCTTCGAGATGCTGCTGGGGACAGGGCAGCGAATCGGGGACGTGCTGAAAATGCGCTGGGACGATATCGAGGACGGCGGGATCTGGGTTCGGCAACAGAAGACCGGGGCCGGCATCTTCGTGCCGTTCACCGATGGGCTGGCCGCGATCCTCGAACAGACGCCACGACAGGGCGAGACAATCATAGCGCAGCCAAACGGCCGGCCGTGCAGCTACTCGCTAGCCCACAAACTGGTGACGGAAGTGCGGGTCAAGATCGACGCCATGGCTTGGGACATACATGCCCTGCGCCATTCCGCCGCCGCTGAAATTGCCAGCCTGCCGGGCATGAGCATTGAGCATGTGATGGCAATCACGGGCCATTCGAGCGAGCAAATGGCGCGCCACTACAGCCGCAAAGCCGACATGCGCGCGAAGGCCAGAGAGGCGCAGAACGCACGGCGAACGAAAGGGGAATCGGGAAATGCAGGCTGA